TAATACTAAGCTTTGCTTGAACCCTCTTTTGGGTAGTTAGAGGTTAAAGAAACTGCCTCTATTGCTCCTTAGTTCAGTGGTTTAGAATGTCTGTTTTACACACAGAAGGTCATTAGTTCGATTCTAATAGGAGCAACTAAATAATGGGGGTGTAGCTGGAAGGTCTATGCACTTGACTGTTAATCAAGAGATGAAAGTTCAATTCTTTCTATCCCCGCATGGAAGAAATAAGATATTGTAATAAACATGGCAACACTATCCATGTATTAGATAAATCTGGTAGGTGGAGGTGTAGAAAATGTAGAGTTGATGCTGTACAGAAAAGAAGAGATAAAATAAAAGAAATGGCAGTACAGTATAAAGGTGGTAAATGTTGTATATGTGGATATAATAAATATATAGGAGCATTAGACTTCCACCATCTAGATTCAACTCAAAAAGACTTTGAAATAGGCTCTAAAGGATATACTAGAGCTTGGAGTAAAGTAAAAGAGGAATTAGATAAATGTATATTAGTATGTGCTAATTGTCATAGAGAGATACATGCTGATGTATTAGATATTAAGGAACTAATTAAATAGAAATTTGGGTCTGTAGTTTAATGGTAAAATTCTGGTCTCCAAAACCATAGTTGTGAGTTCAAATCCCACCTCCAAGTCTTATAAGCTCCTATAGCTGAATTGGTCAAAGCAATAGTCTCTTAAACTATGGATTCAAGGTTCGAGTCCTTGTGGGAGCACATAACATTATTAACTCCAAATTTTTAATTGTTATGAAAAGAGTTGTTTCATTAATTAAGAGAAGTGTTAAAGCTTATATTGAAATAGCTTCAAGAAGTAATGCTTTAACCCCAACAGGAACTATTCCAATTGGAATGTAGTTCCTTTGATGTGGGAGTGATAATAAAATTGGGTACATAACAGCATCAGACTGTAAATCTGACCTCCATTAACAAATGGCTGTACTGGACTTTGGAGTAGGGGAGTTCGAGTCTCTCTGTGCCCACCAAAAAACTCGTAGGGGTTTAATAAGAGAGTTAAGACCATCCCCTATAGATTCTAGTAATAGAAGAAAAACTTTAAGGCAGTAGAGTTATTGAGTTTCTCTACAAATGGGTATTGGGCAGGTATGGTTACATTGCGGAGGACTGAAAATCCTTAGAATATAGTTCGATTCTATAAATACCCACATAATGCTCCTGTGGTGGAATTGGAATACACACTGACCTCAAAAGTCAGGGCTTGAAATAGAGATTAAGAGTTTGACTCTCTTCAGGAGTACAATATGCCCTCTTGGTGGAATTTGGTAGACACGGCTGGCTTAGAACCAGTTGCTTAGGCATACAAGTTCGAGTCTTGTAGGGGGTACTAAAAATAAATATAGGATTTTACTTGCATATTCCAATTAAAATATTTATCTTTGCAACATCAAATTAAATGAATAGCTATGTTTGAGAATGATATGCTATTAACTCCTATTGGAGTTAGTAAACAAGAAGACCCTAGCATGAGTCCTTCTGAGTTTTTCATTGGGTTCCTTAATAGACTTGAGGGTTGGAAAACTAAATGTAAGAACTTACATTGGGCAGCACCTAAGAAGAATATTCATGTGTATCTTGATGAGTTTCTAGATATATTATCAGAGTATCAGGATGGATTAGCTGAAGGGTATATGGGAATACTTGGTAAGATGCAACCTAATGTAATAAAAGGTACTCCAAGTGACTCATTAAATGCTATAGACTTTATTAATGAAGTCAGAGGTGCTACTATAGTATTCTATGATAAGATACCACAAGAAACTATATATAAAGGTATAGCTTCAGAATGTGAGACTTTCATACAGAATATCAATAAGTATAAATATCTGTTTGAGCTATGTGATATTAGACCTTATTGACAATGATGCCCCTGTGGTGAAACTAGGTTAGACACAAGGGACTTAAAATCCCTCGCCCTTTAGGGATTGAGGGTTCAAATCCCTCTTGAGCTACAATGGCTTCTTCTTTCAATGGTTAGGAAACTGGCTTTGTAACCCAGTAATGTCAGTTCGATTCTGACAGAAGCCTCAACAAGTTAGTAAAAGCTGTATTCCATTCAGTGAGAGGCTAACACTCCTTAGTCCAATGGAAACCCCAAAGTGAGCTGACACTATAACAAGCTGTATATGGGTGGAATGTGAAGGAGGGTGCAAGTTAAGGTGAAACCTTGCAATGCCAAAGTACCAAATGCAAATCTTTGGCTTTATGTAGGTATGGTGTTAGTGGTTAGCATATGACATTGCCAATGTCAAGGGGCTGGTTCAAATCCAGTTATCTACTCAAATGCAGGTATAGTATAAAGGTCAGTATGTGACACTTCCAATGTCAATGTGACAGTTCGAGTCTGTCTATCTGCACTCATATGTGGGGTAGTGTAAGGGTAACATTTGAGGCTCATAACCTCAAGACAGTAATTGCTTGTGAAGGTTCGAGTCCTTCCCCCGCAACTAATTTTAGTTAAGATATGGAAGAAATTGAAAAGAATAAAATGGTAAGAACTAAGAAGGTTTCTGAAACTGGTGTAGTTCACCAAATTATGACTGCATTAGCAGCTAATACAATTAGGGAGATTGTTAGATATGCTAATGAAGTAGGAGTAAAAAGAGAAGATATTGTATCTCTTTTGAAAGAGAATGGTCAGTTTGTGTTAGTATATTACAAGTAATAACATAACATTGTGAAATATGGAAGAGCAGAAGAAAATTGAAAGAAGCCTGATGAGTCAGGAAGAGTTTGAAAAGTACTTGGCTGAGAATAGTGGTTTAAAGACCTTTGAAGCTGTTAATAAATTCAAGTCTGTAAATAGAGCTATTAGAAGAGGACATGTAGCTCCTAATGGATTAATAATCCCAAAGAGACCATTTAATAACAGAGCCAATACTAGTAAGAGAAAGGAAGCACACAGTAGAGGTTCTAATGAACTAAAGAAACAGATTTATGGACAAATCAAGCAATATCAGAGAAGAGCTTCATAAGGAAGATTATAATACAGAACCAGTAGTATATTGTAAGAATTGTCTGTCACTTAAAATAATGGTTCTTGATAATATGGACTACTGTGATGAATGTGGATGTACTGACACAGATTCTACAGATATAGAATCTTGGAGGGAGATGTATAAAAAGAAGTATGGTAAACCTTTTTAATAAATAATAAAATGGAAGAGAACAAAGAAGCAAAAGTAGAAATGAAGCCTACTCCTGAGGCTGCAAGACCTGAAAAGATGTCTTATGAGCAACTTGAAAACATTGCTCATCAGTTGAGCAACCAAGCAAAGCAGCTGTATGCAAAATTGCAGGAAGCCAACATGGTTAATATGTTCAAGAGACTTGACTACTTGTTTAAGGTAGTAGAGAATGCACATGCCTTTAGTGAAGAGTTTGTGGCTAAGTGTGTAGCTGAGATTGAGAACTTAATGACAGTTCCTGAGACTGAGGAGGAGACAGAGGATAAACCTGAGGAGTAATTATAATGAAGGAAGAGTGGAAAGATATAGAAGGATATAATGGATTATATCAAGTATTCAATCTTGGTAGAGTTAGGTGTATCAGAATATTAAAACCTGCACTTACTGAAGATGGCTACTTAAAAGTAGTTCTTCAGGATAAGAGAAATATTAAAACATCTACTATACACAGGTTAGTAGCTAAATCTTTCCTACCTGACTATTCTGATGATTTACAAGTGAATCATAAGAATGAAGTTAAAACTGATAACAGAGTAGAAAATCTTGAAAT